CCTTCTTCTTCAACTTGAGTATCGATAGCATCAATAGAAGTATCAATAACCTCATCCTCATATTCAAAGAGTTCACATTTAAGTTGATAAACGTAGTTCTTACCTAACTGATAGAATGGATCTTCATGTTCTACAAACTTAACTTCAAATAATCTTGATCCGAGTGGGAAAAATACCAAGTCTCCTTCTCTAGGTCTTGATGCTAATAAAATATCATCAGTAGAATTCATAAATGGTGCTATGAAATCTTCAAATCTTTCTTTTGAAATAGTAAGAGTAACTTCATCTCTTAAACTCATTCCAAATTTAGTTAAGACATCTCCTGCACCAGAATAACCATCATATGTATTAACATACGCCTCAATAGCAAAATTGTCATCAAATTTTGATGACTGTACTTCCTGTATTATTGATGTTGTATTGACAAACTTTCTTGGGATGTAGGTGACTTCTGTACCAAACATCTGTAACTGTTCATTTACGAGATCTTGTACTAATCTTTGTTCAGAAGATGTTCCTTGTAGAAAAAACGGATTGAGTGCCATATCTTATCACCCAATAAAATCATATGGTGGTATTTCAAATTCAGAAGACATTCTTCCTCTAAGACCATCCAATTCTCTAACAGCCTCACTATAAATTTCACTACCATTCATCTCAATTCCACCAGGAAGTTTTACTCCCTTAAATTTACTCATATTTTGACCCCATTGCTTTTTAATCGATGCAGTCACCCACTGTTTCAAGAACAAATCATTAAACATAGTTCCAAATATTGCTGGATCTAATGCTCTATAACAATCTAAAATCAACCAGTTATCAACTGATTCAGCACCCCAATCAATATCCAAATATAATCTACTTTGTCTCTTATTAAATCTTATTTGTTTATCAGTAGTAAGTAAATGATCAATATCCTCAAGATATGATTTTGTCATTGCATACTGAAGTAATTCTACAGAATTAAAATAATAAAGATCGTTTAAGAATAACTGATACTTTATACTAAACATTCCACCAGAAATAGAACTAGTATCAAATTTAAATATTTTCTCTATACCAACAACAGACTCTGGAATTTGTAGGAAATTTGATGTTTCATACCAACTTGAAGTAAATGTTCCAGCACCACTATTCGCAGATGTTGCAGTTGTGGTTACTATACCAACTCCATCAGTATTTTTTGCAGTCCCTCTATCAATATCATCTTGAGTAATTTTATACTTAAGATACATTCTTTCAACACCATCAAAATGGCGTTCTTGATACAATTGAATACCATCATCAATTAGATCTTCTATCTGCTCATGGGAAACATTGATCTCTAGAACAGGAGCACCTAATCGTCTAAGACAGTAATCCTTGAAATCATTTCTGTTAGCTATAGCATGTCCTGCCATTATTCTTTATCCTCGATGTTGGATGTTTCTTGTAGAAGATTATTTATTTTTTCCTCATAATCTTGTTTTAAAGTTTCAAGTTTAGCTTCTAAAAGAACGTTTTGATTTAATGCATTTGCAAGTTTTTGATGATATATCTTCACAAGAACATTTACGTCGACTTCACTATTTTGCTGCATTTAGAATGTACCTCCGTCAAGTGTTGAAGACCAAGATGGTTTATTAGAATAATTAACAGTAACGTTACTTGGATTCACCGCTAAACTGGCGATGGCACCACTGTTACCTTCCTTTCTTAAGTTATTAGTAGTATTAAATGTACCTTCAACACCAACTAAAGCAACTGAATTACCAGCATTAACTGCTGTTTCAACTACACCATAAGCACCACTAGTATCTTGTTTAACAATATCACCAACTGCTAATGTTACATTACCTGATGTTGTTAAAGTATTTTTAGTGATAGCAACCATAACCTGTTTAGAAGTTATGACTGGGGCGGTTGGTGCATTGGTTGTTGATGTTAAACCAGATGATGTATAGTATGCAATACCATGTGTATTGTAATCACCAGTTTGATAATAGATACCCTTAACATCAAGATAACCTCTAGTACCAGTTATTAAACTATTAGCAAGGTTAGCATCAGGAACATAAGTCCAAGATCTTGCAGGAGCGTTACTATTACTATTTGTTTGGTCAATATAACCAAAGAATCCTAGTTTATTGTTACCAACTCCACTACTTGTGTTATATCCAAAAGAAATACCACGATCAGTTTGAGTATCGTATGCATGAGTAACTGTTAATTGAGTTGTAGTAGAAATACCTGGGTTACGAACTGCAGCATCAATAGTAATAATTTTATTTGCTGTGTCATATGAAGTAACTGTACCAACACCAGATAAACCAATGTAAGGACTTCCAGAAATAACATCATTAGTATTAATACCAACAACAGAATCTAACCGAAGTGTAGTAACACCAACAGCAGCAGTTGTCATCAGTGTCTTTTCACTTGTAAGATCACCAAGATGCATTATGGGATCATTAAGTGTAGAAACTGTAGAGTTTACAGAAGTTGTTGTTCCATCTACTTGTAAACTACCTTTAACAATAACAGTACCTTCATTACTTAAACCGTCTGGATATGGGTCAAGATATAAAAGATTTCCTGATCCACTTTTAGTTGAAATTATATTATCTCTTATTTCAACTTGATCTACAGTAAATGCTCCACTAAACTGAACTTCACTATTAAATGTCCAAGGAGCACCAGTTACCTGTACTCTATCTGTACCATTTTCATCATATTCAATTTTAGCATTCTTATCAGTACCAAAAGTAAAGAAACTATCATCTGGGATTATTACTTCACCAGTTCCATTGGCATCAAGTGTAATATCTCCATCTGTATTTGTTGAAGATAATATATTTGTATCTAAACGAAGATTATCTACATTCCATTGATCTACTTTTCTATCACTATCAAGAACAGCAACTATACCACCATCACTATTTCTTGTATTCGTAACACCAGCAACTGTACCTGGTGTATGTTCCATCATAGAAGTGTAATAAAATCCACCAACTGGATTTACATTAGCACCGTCATCTCCAACATATACTCTATCTTTATATTGATTAGTACCACCGTAACTGCCTATACCAGTTACATAGGCCATCTCACCCCATTGTAGACTGGCAGGTTTATTAGTGCCAGAAGATCGTTTGATTCTAATAATACTGGCCATTAAAAGTTCCCTCCGTTAATGTCTAAATTCTGTGCTGTTCCTGGAGTCAATTCCAAAGTTGCATCCCATTTTTGTGTGGTTGAGTTATAAACAAGAACCATACCATTTGCTACTGTAGAAGCATTAATATCACTCAACTCAGATAAAGATAAAGTCTGAGAACCAGCAAGAGATGAAACTACTTTGGTGGCATTATGTTGCCCAACTCTGACTTTTATATCTGCCATTTATGTATGCAATTCAGATCTATTATATATTTATACTTTATTATGTTATCCTACCTGTTAATTCTTTCAAGAGAGATTTTATCTCATCAATATCTCTCTTCATATCATCAAGTTCAGTCTTTTCATCCATCTTACGTACTCTTTCTCTTCTATATTCAGAGTACCCAAAAGTATCAGTGCTAACTATTGCTCCTGAATTTTCATCACGAAACAGGTTTTTATGTCCTTCAACTGGTATCATGCTTTTTTAATAGGTAAACCGTTAATTAAATCCTTTTCAGATGGTTTTTTAGGATTATTAATATCCTTATATTGTGAATTAATCTTATCATCTTTAGAAAGTTTTGCTTTCTTAATTGTCCATCCCCATCTCATCATACCATCAGGTAAAGATGGATCTGAATATCCACCTTTCTTCAACTTAAAACCACTATCTTTAAATTTAGTGATTTTATTATATGCTTCTTCTAAAAATTGTTTGAATGATTTCATTACGCTAATGCAATTGCTCTGAAGTCCTTAATCTTAACTGGAGCACATTCGTTAGTAGATGTCATAACCACTTTAATTACAAATCCACTAAACTGTTCTAAATCATCAACACTAAACTGGTATTCTGAGAACTCTCCTCTAATGTTCTTATCAACAAAGGCATCTGGTCTACCATCATTATTGGCAAGATTAATGATTTCATCACCGAATCCATCACCATCAGTATCCCTTAAATTCTTATATCCAGGGAATGCTCTGTAAACTTGGTCAACTCCAGTAGAATCTGCAGTGAATAGTCTATAATAAACTCTAATGTCTGCTTGTGCTTCAATTGATGCTCCAAGTAATACTTTCAATGAAGTTGCTGGTTGCTTAAGATCAACTCTTTTGGAAATAAAGATAGAACCATGAGGATCATTACTTAATCCAGTTGTTTTAGTATCAGTTGCATAATTATTAACACCAATAGGATTATTAATCTTATTTCTACCCAATTCAAAAATCATATTCTTAACATCCAAAGTTGGAGATAAATTCTTATCACCTGAAGTCATATCAACTTTAAGTGCTATTGATTTATTTCTAGGTAAGGTTGTTAATCTTTCAACTTCATTAATTTTTGAAGAAGCCATTCTAGGTGTTGGGAAGAATGTAGTCTGATTTAAGATAGTTGGTTCAAATCCCTGATCAATAAATGATACTTCATTACCACCAGCACTAGTTCCACTAACTGTTCTAACTTGTGCACTTGCACGGGTTTTAGATCCAGGTGTTGTCACATTAAATTTAGGTGATAAAGTACTAAACTGATGGTTTTGTGAAATACTAACTTCACTACCACCTATACCTTTCTCACTGATAAATGACATTTGTGCCTTACCAGTCGTTCTAGTTCCATTATGGTCGATAGATGCTCTATCAACTTCCAAATAGTAATTATCAATATTAGAATTACTTCTTAAAGTTGTATTAGTAGGAACATTGAATGTTGTATTAATTCCAACTAGAGGAATACCATTTGCTTCATATGGTTGAATATTCACACCAGAAGCGTGAGGAACAGCAGAAGAACCAACACGACCTCTTGTCAATGTTAATTCACCAACGTTAACAACATAATTAACAATTTCTTCTTCTAGAAGTGCATCACCTCTATCAGTACTAATACCAGCAAAGGAAGTGAATGGTTGTGTATTACCTACAGATACCACAGTTCCATCTACGGTTAAATCTGAAGTAGTCTTAACAATTAAAGTATCTGGTTCAGCACCAATAATGCTAACCTTATTATTAACTGCATGGTGTGCATGATTAGGTTGAATAACCTCAATTACATTACCAGTATATAAATCACCATTAACAATAGAATTACTCGCTACAGTTGCACCAGCATCAGTTCTAGTATCATTATTTGTATTATAATGAACTAATGCTTCACCTGATGCAAACTGTTCTCCTTGAACGTCTGTTAGATATAAGTGAGTTAAAGTGGTTGCTAATGATTTTACTGCAATCTTAAATCCACTTCCTCTCTTATATTTTGCATTAGTTGTTGTATCATCATCAATAGTTAAGATCTCACCAACTTGGTATCCAGATCCACTAGTAATAACGATAGAGGATACACTAATTGCTCCTCCAGAAAGAGAAACAGTAACTGTTACACCACTACCACTACCAGTTAATGATTTTAATGGTAGATTGTTATTGTTAGTGAAATCATATCCTTCACCAGCACTAATAACTTCATAAGAAGCAGTAGTATTAGTAGCATTGTTTAACCAATTAGCACCTTGTGCTTCAACAACACCGATTATACTTGAATCGTCAGTTGCACCAACTGCTCCTGTACTTATTTTCCTTCCTACTGGTGCAACAGCAGCAGAAAGACCACTTACAGGTACTTTAAGTTTTCTTGGAAGTGTTCTAATAGGATTGTGTGATAAGTTTTGAACGTTTCCTGTCTCATTACCAATACCAGGTTCAATTGAAGAATTATAGAATGTAGCAGTTCCAGAAGAAACAAACTCTGCCTTATAAAGCTGGAATGTTAAATCTTGATACTGACTAGGTGTCCAAATAGTACCATTTTGTGATTTAAACAAACTACCACTAATATATGGTTGAGAAGCAACAACATTCTGAACATCAGGAAGATCTGAAGATTGTACAGTCTTCTGTCCCATTGTTGCACACCACATCTCAAATAAATCAGATCCAGGAGATAAGAATACTAAAGCATATTCCTTTTGTGGTTCCAGATAAATTGGTGATGGGAATGTAATTTTAGTTGCAGCAGCATTAAAGTCCTGACCAGGATTTTCAATTGGATTGTAGATATTAATATCTTTTGGATGTAATGTAACTTGCCCATAATCCTGAACAAGTCTATTTGTTGGTGTACCCAACTCAACTGTTCTAAGTTCTACAAAGCACTTGGCATTTGGATCCTTTGAACCAAACCATACATCTACTGATGTTAGGAACATTCCAGATTCATCAACAGTAAATGATTGTGCAAGAGGATCTCTATATGGTGCTCTAATAAATTGTTGATCTACATCAACAGATGTTACTGCTACTGTAGTAGTAGTTTCATTAGGTCTTGCTGCTGGTGGGGGTGGATTTCTAACTCCAACTGTAGATGTTTCTTGAGTTAAGATAGTTCCTGTTCCACTATAAGTACCTGAAGCATCACTAGCAAGAACTGTACTTCCAGGTAATGGAAGAGCACCTTCACCTGCAGCAGTAATTCTAAAGGTCTTTGTACCAGTAAAGAATAAAACTGGTGGTTGTGGAGTTGCATTTGGATTTCTAAAGTAGAATGCCCCCATACAATCCCCCCAGCTATCAGACCAAAGATCTATACTAGTAACAGTTGCTACTGCACCACTTTCTTGTCCAACAATTTTTGCACCTTTCATTACATATCCATAATACTTTTCAAGGTTTGCTAGTGCATTAGTATCACAATTAAATATTTTAGAAGTTGCTGAATATGTTGAAGATGGTGCTGGTCTATCTCTATCAAATGGATCAACATCAAATTCTTCAACAAGAACATTAGGTGCTCCTAATCCTGCACCAACATCTGGTCTACTTGTATCACCAAATTTATGATTTGGTTTTTGAACTCTAACTAAACCTACTTGAGTACCAGCTAATTCAATACGAGCATCTTCAAATACTTTAAATGTACCAGATGACATTTCAATTTCAGTTAATTTAGGGAAAACATCTGGTTGTCCACTATCAAGATATTGATAGTGTTTTGTGAATGGTTTTAATCCATTTGCAGCAAATGCAACGTTCCTTGATCTCATATAGGTATCAGTCTCACCACTTACCTTAACACTTTCTACATAATCAAACTCATGAGAAGGACCTGTTAATGTATTAACAAATTCAGTTTCAGTTTGAGTAGTTGTAGTCGTTGTGGTTACATTAGTAACTAACTTATGATTACCACTAAATCTACGATCTGCTATTATATCTGTTGTAGTTGAATCAACATCTGTTTCAGAACTAGAATTTTGATTAATTACATTTGCTATTTGTGCCCATTCTGCACCACTTGATTCTGTTCTATAATCATCTACATAAATTGTTCTAACCCAGTTATCTGATGGTGGATCAAGTACAGCTGCACCAACAAACACAATAACATTAAATGGGTTAACATTCTCTACTTGTGTTGCCTGTAGATTCTTAATTTCACTAGCAACTTGTGTATATTTTAATGTTATTAAATCACCAGTCTTTTGGCAATTTGCATCTAATAATTTAAGATTAGAATTTAAATCTGCAGAATCTGGATCAATACCAGGATCTAATGCTACTTCTGCCCTTAATGACCAGAAATCAACAGCACTAATAAGTTGACTATTTGCAACATCAACATCACATCTTGATCCGTCTTCTCTCTTAAAGTCTACAAAATCTCTATTTTTGAAGTTATTAACAACAAAACCACTCTTAAATCTATCTAAACCATCTGCATCTTTTACTTGTAAAGATTTAGTCTCTAGTTCAAGAGCACTAAGAGTAGTAAATGTTTCTAAATTGATAATCCTTTTTTCAAGATTACCAATATCTCTCATAGTAAATCTTCTATTATCATATAATCTTATATTTGGTTGCCTAACAGTATCATACAAATATGGTGGGAACTCAATTTCGGCAACTACCATAGAATCACCAACTTCCATTGGTGGTGCAGGATTTTCTGCTGAAACACCCTTAATTAACTTAACTTGCTCAAATTTATCAAGAACCAACTTATCAATTCTAGGTAGATAGTATGAAAAACCTAAAACAGAACTTTCATCAGGTGTAGGAACATATGGATTTGTTTCCTCAAAAGATCTTGAAGTGAATGCAAATGGTGAAAGATTTGCATTTGAACCTGCAGAAGGATCAAATACATTTACTCTTGGTCTAAAGTCAAGAATATCTGTTGCTCTATATCTACCAACTGCTGGTACATCATAAGTATATCTATCTTTAGTATATGAATTTGCAGTAAATACATCTCCAGTATCACCAGCAGCAATCTTATATTGATCATAAATTACCAATAATCTTTTACTTGGTGGAGTTGAATTAGTCTTTCTAACTATTCTTGAATAGTCACAATACTGTTCACGATGTCCTTTATCAAGTTTATAATTCCTAGTTTTATCTGTATAGTTACCTGGAGTTATTACTTGAATATTTGCTTCTACATTAGACTCTTTGAATTTTGTAGTCTCACCAACTTCAAATCTATTAGCATTAAGATATACAAATTCTATATCAGTTGCAGTTCTACTAACAATCTGACCTATTGCTCTACTATTTTTTCCAAGAATTTTTTCACCAACAATAGCAGTAGTATTTAATGCAAGACCAGAAACAAATGTTAATTTATCAAGAACTGCTTTAGTACCATCTTTTGATTCGTAAATAGCACGAATATTTGCAACATCTGGTACATTTAAAGAAATTTCATTATCTTCAACTCTTACACCATAAGAAGTACTAACTGTTAATCCATTTTTTACATCTGGTCCAGCAGTTCTTGTTATCTCTACTTGTTGACTTCTAATATAATCTTTAGACTTACTTGTAAGACCAAGTTTCTTCATAGTTACATTAACAGTCAAATTAGCACTAGCTTGTGATAATCCACTAAATTTTATATTATTACCACCATTAGTAATAGAAACTTGATCTGAAGTTAATGTTTCAGCTGCACCATTTGCATATGTTATAGAATATCTTTCTGCATCAAATGGTTCAAAATATGCACTAGAGATTCCAGCACTAATATCTAATCCATCACCACTAGTTAATTCTAATTGTGCAGGTGAAGCTGTTGATGCTTTACCTTTTATTTGACGACTAATAATAAGATTAGAATTTGAAGTATCTACTGTAGAAACATTCGGTCTTGGCATTCTACTGAAAAGACCAGAATCACGTAATCCAATAATTCTAGGAGATTTAATTCTAAATGTTGAAGTTGTACTTATACCAGCAGATAAAACAGATCCATCATTAACACCACCAACAGTTTGTGTTGCTGCTAAAGTTAAAGTTGTACCATCTGAAGATATTACAGAAACTCTATTAATTACTTCATCATCCTTATCACCTCTTTGATATGCTATTAATGAATCAGTTTTAATACCAACTTGACCAGAAAATCTTCTCTTTGGAGATTTTGCAGTGGTTGCAGTTACATTTAACTGATCACTTGTTTGGAAATTTGGTAAAATACGATCATAAAGAACACTATCAGCACTAAATGCAGATACTAAACCACCACTAGAAGCTTGGAAAACCGATTTAATATCATCACTAGTATATGCATTAACCTTGATAACATTTGATTTTGTATTCGTTTCATTAATAATTAAACCTTCACCCTCAATGAATGATCCAGAAGTTTGTGAAAGAGATATTTCTCCAGTATTTGGTCTAGCAGCAATATAACCAATTGCACCACTACCTACACCACGAACTCTTGCACCAACTGGAACATCAGCATCTACATATGAACTAATTTTTAATGTAGTGTATGTTTGAATGTCCCAAAGATATAAATCCCATGATGATCCTGCATTTTCATATGGAGCATCTGACATACCAAACTGATATACACGTGCCTCACCAATCTTTATTCCACTTGCAGCATTACTACTTCCTTTTCTTTGATTATAGAGACCTATAACATTAGTATTAGCTCCACCAATACTAATAAGAGGGGATCCTTGTACATTGTTTACTTTTAGTAAACTACCCATCTTAAAGGAAACAGAACTTGCACGTTCGGTTTTAGTATCTCTTGGTTTCTCTACATCTAAAACTTTACCACCTGGAAGATCAACATCATATCCCCTAACATATGCCCTACCTGGAGATAATTTGATGCACATTAAATCTTCACTTGGATCATTATTCTCATCAGTTTTCTGACTTTCTGTGAATAATCCATTAGTTCTAATTTCATCATTCAATGAATTTTGAACATTTACAGTAAATGGTCTTACTGCATAACTTCCTGATTCATCAAATGTTCTATCTGCAATCCATTTTTTTATATGATTATATACAGAACTATCTTGAAGTTTTTTGGTTTCTCCATTTTTAACTCTGAATAATTCTATAAAATTAGTATCATTAAAATCATCAAGTGCTTTTTTAGATAATTTTACTGATAACTTAAATCTATCAGCACCAGGTGCTGCATAGTTTGTAAATCCTTTTGCATTGTCATACAATGATGGATCATCATTTGCATTTACAATTTGCTCTGATATTTCAAATCCAACTCTATATGAAGGTTTATTTGAATATGGATCAAGAACTAAAACAGATTTAGTAACATCTACAAAGGTACCTCTAACAAAATATACACCGTCATTAACACCAAATGATGATCCAAGATTTGATGCATTTTCAGGTACTAATGTTAAAACTGTTTCCCCAGAAAGTAATGTAGTATTACCATAAGTAACATTCTCTTCTAGAACAAGAATTTCTCCATTAGGAAATTCAACACTTTCTCCATCAGTTCCAGACTGATTATATTTTACAAATATTGTTGGATCATCTACACCCTCTTCTGGAGGTAAAATATAATTCTTAATTGTTGCAACTATTTGAGAACTCTGTCCTCTTACCCTAGTTCCTTTTCCACCATTATTTGATATTATCGCATTTAAATAAACTGAAACATCAATGCCTAAATGTTCTGAGTTTATTTTAGATGAGAAATAAGTGGGATCATAGTCAACATTACCAGGAATAACCATAGATCCTTCTTTGAAGATATGGCTTCCGAATGATTCTACTTGATTTTGTAAAATAGATTGTAATCCAGTAAGTTCTCTTGCTTGAACTGGATGACCAGGTTTAAAAAGTACCTTATAAAAATTATCTGCCTTATTAAAATCATCATAGTAAGGACTTATATTTAAGTTAGTCTTTTGTGGCATTTTTCTTTAGAATTCCAGGATGATTTTAATGTCTTCTTTTTGACGCTCATTTCGGGCAATCAAAGGTCTGTTATCGAGATAAACTATTTCCCCCGATCCTTTATTTATCTCACTATCAGATAACCCTGCATTGAAGTTAGCACCTAAATTGATTAATTTAGTTCCAGATGGATTGGTAGTTATACCAGTAAACCCAAAATCAATAGAACCAGAGAAATTAGATGAAACACCTTTTACCTGATTTGCTGAAGAACCAGATTCAAATTGATATATTCTTCCAGTAGTTGAAATACCTGAATAATCAGTTTGATCATTTGTAGCAGTCGTATAATTTAGAGATCTATCTCTAAAATACTTCAAAACTTTAGTTTCTTTATCATAAGAAGCAACATATCCAGTTGCTAATTGTGTAGATACTAAAAGTTGATTAATTTCTTCTCCAATCTGTGGTGTACCTGTAATTGAATCAAATTTAAGTGCACCTAATGAAGAATATGTATCTTCTGTATATGTAACAGAAGTTCCTACTTTTGTAGGATTTTTCACAATTCCAACTTGTGCAAATTTTGTATCAGTTGGAAAATCTTTAGTTGAATCATCAAATCTTGCATAGATTAGAACTTTATCAGTTCCCAATTCAGTATAAATGTCATACCCATGTCCAAGAGATGGTGGTATAACAGGAACAAGTTTTGCCCTATTAACTGCACTTACTCCACTATTCAAGGTTCCCAAATCAACAAGAGCATAACTATAATCTTTACCACCAGAACTTACGGTAACATCAGTTATCTTGTTGTTAACAACATCAACTCTTGCTTTACCTTTAGATCCATCACCAATTATATCAACTTCTTGTCCCAATCCATTAGCATATTGATCACCTGCTTTATCAATATAAACATGCTTAATTTGATTTTCATTAACAGATGAATCACCATTTTCTCTTACTGCTCTGATACCAGAATCAGCAGTAGAACCCCAAGCATTAGGAACTGTAATATATTCTGTTGAATCAAATTTGATAATGTCACTAGGAGCAACACTAAACAAATACTTCCAAATATATCCATCACCACTAGTACCAGCAGCAGATGGTTCTAAATCTGTAAAAGTTGGTTCATCTTGAGATATATTTCCTAAAGGAACTGCTCCTGTAGAACCATTACTAATGCAAACATAAACTCTAAAATCTTTGTTAATTACATAATAATTAGAGTCATATAATCTATTCCCTTTAGTCAATGGACTTGGATTTGAAACACTATAGTCATCTCTATAGATTTCATATCTATTACCTGCAGTCCACTCAACTTTACGAATAATTCTTCTAATATTGGCAGAAGTTATCTTCTTACCAAACATCATGGTATCACCAGCATGTGCTCTATCAGAGAAATTATCAACAGGATCAGGTGTTAGACCACTTGTATTCCAGTTCGCTGACCGCCCATATCCAACCTGTCCACCAGGAGTTCCTGCTGGATTGGATAGACCAATGAAAACATAATATGAATTCTTATCAGCTTCTACTGATTCTACAAAATTATTTGCGTTCAGGATTCTAAACTGATCAGTAACAATTGCCGACATGTTTATACGTTACTTAAACTTTTTTTCTTTATTTATAGTGGATTTCATTATGAAAGTCCAAACACCCTAATTGCACCAGTGGATCTCAATCCTTTTAATGCTGTCTCAGTGTAATTCTTTCTCTGAATTGTTGGGAATGTTGTTAATCCTGCGTTAACAGTATAACCAGTTACTCCAATAGCAATTGGTGATGCAGCACGTTTTACTTCATTACCATATAACCTACCCCAAGATATTCTTCCTAGAGATGTAGTTAATCCAGCATTACCATCATAGAATCCAGTTGTAGCAAGTCCAACAGTATTAGTTGTACTTAAAATATTACAAGTTACCTCACCATTTTCATTACCACTAACAAGTCTTGCATGTACTTTATATACATTATCCAAGAATTGAGTTCCAAGACCGATAGTAGATGCATCTGCAGTGTCAATTGAAGTTATACCAGTACCAACTTTGGTATCAGTAATCAAAATTGGATATCCAACTTGTAGAATACTTGCATTCTTATCTGCTCTGAAGCAGAACTTAAGTGCTTTAGGCATTCCAGCAGTTCCAGATACTACATCAATTGATGTAATTATTCCACTAAATCCTTCTGTTAATTTAATACCAGTAACTCTTTCATGTTCATAAGGTGGATTCTCTGCAATAACACTTGGAGGATTTGTTAATGTATATCCTAAACCAGGATTAGTGATATTAACTGAAGTAATTACTCCATTAGCAACATTAGCAAGTCCTTCTGCAAATGTAGTAACACCAACAGTAGCATATTTTGTTCTAACATCTGTTCCAACACCTACACCAACTGGAGCAGCAATTGAAATACTTGCAGATGTTCCAACATATCCACTACCACCATCAACTACATTTACTGTTACAGTTCCAGCAGCAGAAACATTAGCAGTAAGTGATGCTGGAGTAGTAATTTCACCAGAAGTAATTCTACTATCAACGTAATTAATAGTAAGACCATAACGATCAGTTGCATCTAAATCTGGGTTATTATTATCCTCATATCTAAATGAATGAGCATCATCAACAAATATACCATCACCAATGTTCTGTCCAATACCAGATGTTCCAGTTAGATTACCAATAATTTTTGCAGTTGGATGAATTTGTGGTTCGATAGATGACCTAGATTTAGCAATTACTTCACCTTTTATAATCTTATCAGATTTTTGTTTAGTCCATCTAATTGGTTTCTCATTGTTTTCATCAATACCCAATCCAGAGTATATGTCAGTTTCAACTAAATCAACACCAAGTAAATCTTTAATAACTCTTTTTCTTTCTTGAGTAACTGTATCAGTGTAATCTGGATGTTTGAATACTTCTATATCATCACCAATCTTAAGGGTTTCTTCTATATCAACAATCTCAACATCAACTCCCTGTTCTCCTTTATAGAAAAATACATCAACCTTATCACCAGTATCTGGTGCTTCTGTAAATGTGAATGTTGTACCACCATTAAATTGGTATGCATACTTAGGAGTTTGTAGAACTCCATTTACAAATATGATTAGAACAGAATCTAAATCAATTTGTTGAGAAACTGCATTAGTATTATCTTTTTCAAAACTTAATAGTTGTCCATTAAAGAATAATGGGAATCTTCTTCTATTACCATCCTGTAATAAGGATATACTATCAATGAAATCAATTTCACCAAACTGCCAAGCAGAGAAGTAGTCTCTAAAGATTTCAATAACTTCCAATTCAAACTGATCTAATGGTTTTTGCAATCTCTTATCATGAACCAAACCAACAGGTCTAAATTTATCACCAATCTTGAATGAGTGACCATGTCTAACAGTTTGGAAGTCAGATATTTGGAAGAATGTTGATCCAATTCCAACTGCTGTTGTAGCAGCACCAACTTCTAAATTCATTAGTAAGTTTTCACCAGTAGCAACTGTTAAACCAATACCTAATCTTGAAATACCTTCAACAGGAATATTTTGATAAACTGGATCTGGAATCTCAATAACTGGATTAACATAATGTCCACCAACCTTATTGATACTTAAATCTAATGCACCACCAGTTCCTGCAGGTGATTTACCAACATTAATTCTAAACCAATTAGTACCCACTCTACCAACAGGTAACTCAACTCTATGTGCAAGATCTGCTTCACCAGATGTACCAACTCTAACTGTAATTGTATTAGTCGTTGTTGATCTAATTGCAATATTTGTAAGATTATGAATAGGATCGGTATTACGAGGATATGGATGAAGAGTAGAGTAATTATCTTTATCACAAGTGAATGTTATTCCATCAGTAGCAATTCCAATGGTGTTACTGGTATTCAAACCATGACCAGCAATTGTTAGAACTAAATCACCAGTTGTTCCATCATAAGTTGCATTTGTAGGTGTTTTCTTCGCACCTGCCCAAGTTCCAACAGTAACTGAATTAGATGCAGCAGATACAAACTTATGATTATTCCCAAGGCGAGGATATGCATGATCCGTGCGATGATCGTCTTGAGCACATGTGAATGTTAATGAGTTAGTTGCAATACCAACAGTTTGATTTGCTTTTAATATACAACCATTTGTAGAAGATACGTATGTGTGATCAAATCTACTTGCAGATGGTGTAGGATTAACATTAACCTTGAACGTATTTACAGTTTTAGCTGTAATTGCCAACCACTTACCACTAGCATAATCTGTAGGTCTTGGGTAAGAATGATTAGTAGCATTACCATCTTTTGTACAACTGAATGTAATACCATAATCTTCAATTAAAATCTTATCTCCAACATTAAATCCATGAGAAGCTTTTGTAATTGTTAGAACACCAGTGTTCTTATTGTATGCAGCATTTGTTATACCACCACTAACACCTGTTCCAGCAAGAGTAGTAACACCAACAAATCCATGTGCATTACTTGTTACCTGTAACCAACCTGTTGCAGGATTATAATCTGCATCAGTAATATTACGAGTTACGATTGGTGATGCACCAACATTAACTGTAATTGAATTAGTTGTAGTTGCAGAAACAGCAACGTTTGTAAGATTATGAATACGATCTGTTACACGAGGATATGTGTGCTCTGTAAGATGCTTATCTCTTTCACAAGTGAATGTCAAGGAGTTAGTTGCAATACCAACAGTTTGACTACCTGCTGTTATACCATGTCCTGCACCAACAGTTAGAACAAGACTACCTGTAGCAGGAGTATATACTGCTGCTGTTGGTGTTAATTTAGTTCCAGACCAAGCATTTATAGCAACTGCATTAGTATTTTCAGATCCAGGAACAAATATATGTGCATAATTACCACCAGTAAATGCTGCACCTGCAGTTGCACTTACAAACTTATGCTTATTAGTAGCAACTTTAGCAGTAACAACTGCATCCTTTCCACCGCCTCCACCTGCTCCTACGTTAACCGTAATTGCCTTATCGCTAGTTACAGCAATACCGATGTTTACACCTGATGCAGGATCAGTAGAGCGTGGGTATGTGTGTGCTCCTCTATAGTTGTCTCTAGAACATGTAAATGATAGTGAATTATTAGTAATTGTTACCCAATTAAGTGCTTTAGATACTGCATTTGCTTCAGCACTTTGGAATGTATGTGCAAATAATGCACCACCAGAAATCACACAATTATTAGAAGCAGTTACAAAAGTATGCTTGGTAATATTTGTTGAAGGTGCAGATGATAATACTTGTAGAGTAATAGTAGTATCGGTTACAGACTCAATATTAATTGCTGTATTGTAGAATGGATCACTACTTCTTGGATAAGTTTTAGTACTAGTATTATTATCCACATCACAAGTAAATGATAGGGAATTAGCAACTAATCTAATACTTGTGCCTGGTTTTAATGAATGTGCACCAATAGTTAATTCCATCAACCCTGTAACTGGATCATAATCAGCGTCTGTAGGAGTGAAAGTAACTCTAGAAGATGATCCAACATTAACTTCAAATGTTGCGTTACTGCCACTTGTAGATACGTTAGAAACATTTAACCAATCATTACTTGTTGGATCTGAAGATCTTGGATATGATTTCTCTGAAGTATTTCCATCCATTGTGCACTTAAATTTCAATGAATTTGGTGCAAACTTAACTGGAGTACCGTTAGTAATACTGCTATTATTAATTGTAGCAGTCAAAACACCAACACGAGCATCATATTCTGCAGCAGTTACATTATGATTTACTGATCCCTGTAGATTATGATTACCAATAGTTAAATCTAATTCACCTGTTGATGATGTATAATTTGCTGCAGTTGGTGTAAATTGAGCACCACCTGGTTGTGAAGTAATTGAATTCGTATTAGAACTTACAAACTTATGAATATACTCGGTATCACTAACACCAATAGCAACAGGTTCACGATATCCAGAACCAGTAACTAAATCATTATAGAATTCATAGACATTACCACCAGTCATATAATTATGAGGAATAGTACATATTCCAGCATCCACTTCAATTGATCTTTCAGATACTATTCCAACCAAGAATAATGGGCGGTCATGATCACTAAAGATTGTAGTTGTTACACCAGCATGTTGTGTTGCACAAGAGAACTCTAGATCCTTCAATTTAACCAGCTTTGGATCACCAAGAGAGAATCCATGAACAGTATTAGTTGTAACTGTGATAATACCAGTAACGCTATCATATGCAGCAGTTTGAATACCCAAACTTACACCTGAAGATGTTCCAATACCAACTAGTGAATTAATACTATTTCTATTTTCATTAGTATCTTTAAATGCTTTAACATTTGCACCAACAAGAGGAGCATAACCAAGTCCTGGAGTAGATCCAAGAGATACAATCATACCACCTCTTGGTAGTTGATTCTGGTTAATATCATAATCTGATTTAATAAATTGTCCATTTACTGATGTAATACCAGTGAATCTAACACTGGATACACCTGCTGTTACATCATTTTCAAACTCATAGTTATTTCCAGCATTGTTTATTGTACGTGGGGTCTGGAATACACCATTGATGAATAATATTCCATTACCAATTTGAACACCTGTAGATGTATGTGCACCACCAACACTTAAAGTATAAGTTCTTCCAATTCCAGTAAACTTATCTGAAATATCATCAAATAACATATTTGATGTGTAATTACTTCTTAAGAAAGTCCTTCCACTAAACTCTGCTTTTACATATGGTAGATTATTTAAACTTCTTCTTTCTCTTGTATTACCTTTAGGTGGATCTAGGAAATGTACTTTACTATCTACAATATTAAATGATCCTCTATGTAGTTGTACAACACTGTCATCAGTATGTGGAGTAGCACCTATACCTAATGACCCTCTTATAACCTTAACCACAGGAATAGTAGAGATTCCAAGAGCAACATCAGTTGAATCATTAATAGTACCTGCTGGAAGACTTGCAAATCCAACTTGAGTAACCTTCATATACTCTTCATCAACCTTAAGTACATCTCTTGGTTGAACTGAACTAATACCAGTTAAAGCAAATTGTGAAACACCAACACCAATTGCACCATCAAGAGAATGTCCAATTCCAGTAAAAGTAATTGGTTGTTGCACAATACCATCTAAACCAATAATTGTTTTGGTCAATTTCTTATTCATTTCAAATGTATGTGCATTACCACTACCAAGACCTGTATAAGTAATTGGATTTCCAGTACTAACAAATCCTACTTGACTGAATAATTGAATTCTATCTTCATCTACAACTCTTACAAATACTCTTTCAGGTAATATTGTTGTGACGATTCCTGAAACATTTGCAGTAGAACCGATAGAGATAGCAGTTGCAGCAACACCAATAAAGGTAGATTTTGGATTATATTCTAATTCTTCATAGGTATTATAGAAATGATCAGGAATAGTAAGAGTATCAGAATTTAAAGTTATACCTGCAGGATTAACTGTCTTACTATAGATTGGAACACCTTCATGTGTTAACTCAAAACTAGTTCTATTTGCACGATTTCCATTTAATCCATCATATGCTGATAATACAAGTTCTTTTGTAACTCCACCATATTTTAAATCATCTGGTTCATTAATGAAATCATTTGCAGTGTAGAATATCTGACTGTATGCTTGTACTTCAACTGTAGAAGTCCATTCAGTATCAGGATGGAATTTAAGATTAATATTATCACCAGTAATAACACCACTAAATGTTCCAATACCAGTTGTAGAACCAGCAGAAACGAATGGATATTGAACTGTTACAATATCATCAATATCTCTTACTGCGATTACCTGATGTATTGCAGATGTTTCACCACATGAAACTCTAACAAGTGATTTAACACTACTATCAATTGTTTTATCAATAGTTGAGAATGTTAACCCAATTCCAGAAGGACCAGTTACATAAGTAGATTCCAATCTAGCACTTCTTTCAGCACCAATTGGTTGTCCAGGAAGAGTATATGTGTATGTGCCAATTCCAGCAGTTGTTGTTCCTAAACCAACAATATTTGCTCTAACATTTAATTCTGTTCCGATTCCTGCTCTATCATTAATACATTGAATTTTTATATTACCACCTTCATATTTTGCGGTAATTATACCAACCCTAGATGCACTATATCCATTTGCTGATGCATCAGTATATGTTTCTGCAATGTAAGTATCTGTTCCATCAAAATCAATTATAACTTCATTATAATTGACTTCACCATTATTCTTATCTTTAACATGAATCTGTGCATAACATGCATTGAAATCAGTATTAGCAAATTGTGCTATAGTTTCTGTTGTAAATCCAGAAACAGCAGTACCAACTCCAATATTAGAAGATGTTAAATCAACTGCTCCAATTGCAGTTGCTCCTGTAGTAGGATTATCGGTATTAAAATCAGTCTTAAGAATCTTAATATCATGATCTTTTGTAAACTTATCTTTTGGTGTAAACCTTAATGTCTTTCTCTTAAATGAATCAACATCAGTGTCAAATTCACCTAATTCTAAAGTTGTATAATCAGTTGTTTTTTCAAGTAAATAAGCATTATCAGTATCAGATAAAACAACCAATTCAGTAAGTTGAGTATCAAATGTATCAGGATCAACGATTTGAACAAGATAATTTGCAAAATCATCACCCAATTCTTCAATTTCAGTAAATGTATCTGCTAAACCTTTACTAGAGAACTGATTACTAATTTCATCATGAATAAGGACTCTATTAGTTTTACATAAAGTATAATCAGTTAATTTAGTATTTGAAACTTGGAAGAATTTGGATTTATTTGCTCTAGTATCATAATCCAATCCCACATCAAAATTCTCAATAGCATCAACTCTGTTGGCAGGATTAATAACATCTAAAATAACTACGTTATTTGTAGTTCCACCATAAGAAACACCTACGTTAACAGTAGATTGAACACCAAGATCAGCAAAATTCTTTAATCCTGAAGGATGAACAAGTCTATTAATAGGATCAACTAATTTCTCCCATTCGATTGAACTCTTAATAGAATATGAAAGATTCTGATAATAATCATTATTGGGTACAACCTGATTATCTTCATTTAATTTACCTATATCATCAATCCAACCATAATCTTGTCTACTTGAATAATCAACAGTATATTTTGCTTTATGTTGAACAAAGCTTGTTATTGATGCAAGAATGTTGCTAACTGTTCCTTGAATTCTATGTCCTTTCAATAATTCAAAGAAACCATCTACTTTAATATAATCATCTCTACTTTCAACAATACTTAAATCTGTTTCTACAAATACACCTGTTCCTTGATCAACATTTAGTTTTTCACCAAGATCGAATGTACCTCTAACCTGTACTGGTTCAAGAATTGGATACTTATTCTTATTAACTATGGTTGCATAACCAGATTGATATGTTTTTGCAATACCAGGATTAATTGTTAAACCTGATAAATTATATTTTAAAACTGCTGGATTACTATTTGCATAATCAGTAATCTCAAAGAATTGATAATTATAATCTTTAGAATTATATCCAGTTCCAGGATTAGTACTTGCTATTCCTACACCACCTTGAGTTCCTATTCCACCTTGACCAACAAGTTGAATATTTTCAACAAAAATTTCATCACCAACTTTAAATGGTGGAGTAATAAATCCATTGATTGGTGTTTCTAATACACAAGTAACAATTCCAGTAATACCTCCAGTCATTGACTGAATACCAACACCATTAGAATTATTAATTGCAATAATTCTATGCTGTACAGAATCTAATCCATTAAGAGGGGAGAATATATCAACAGTTGAAATAGATTGGTTTGGAACATTTGCCTTTAATGATACTTCATCAACAATTACATTTGTTTCTGGGTTCTGTACAATTAAATCAGGAGCACTTAAGTATTCTTGTCCACCATCAACAACAGTAACAGACTGTACAATATCTAAATTATCTAAATTAGCAACTGGAGAAACATATGCTTCAGGACTTAAAGTTTTATCTGCAGGATACTCATATCCAATATCCATAATACGAACATTATTAATCCTACCAACAGAAGTTGAAACAGCAACAACGTTAGCATTTTTACCATCAATACTTGTTACTGAAGAGAATTTGGGAAGACTCTTATAATTAAATCCTTTTGATATAATCTTAAGATCTTTAATTGGTCCTTTTACTGATGTTGATCTAGTTGAATACTCAATCTTATCACAGTCAGTATCCTTATAAGATAAAAATTCTGGAACTTTTCTTGGTGAAATGTCAAAAGTATCTACAGTTTTATTAAAGATCTTAAATTCACCACTATAAGCACTATCAACAAATGATATTTCATTGTAATTAACAACATCAGTATCAGTAGTGCTAATATAACCAGATTTCTCCAATGCATAATAAATCTTCATTGGCATTGAATCAGAATACTTAACAGTTAATGCTGCACCAACTCCACTAGTTCCTGTTCCTATACCAATTGTTCCAATACCAGATACATTAAATATACTACTGTCTTGAGCACTAAGGAATTCATTTTTAAATTCTTTATCATAGAAAAGTTTAAAATCAAATCCTTGTAATGTGGAAGTTGATAAACTGAACGTTAATTGATTATTTTTAACAATTGTTATCTGAGGATTAATAAGGGAAATACTTTGATTTGCCCCACCAGTACCATTTGTAATGTTTATTGTATTTGCTGGATTAGCAGTAACATCAACATAAGTCTCACCTAATTGAATATTATCATCGTTTATCCTATAAACATAGTATGATCCAGTTGATAATCCAGTAGCACTACCATCATAGAATACTTTATCACCAGTTTTTAATCCATGCTCATCTAAATCAATTTTATTAGTCTTAACTGCACTAGAAGTAAAATCAATTGGATTAAATAATAATTTCTCATATTGCTTATTGTAACTAACAGAAACTGCTGCAGTACTTCCAATACCTACAGAAACTGAAGGTATAACATTCATTTTAACTACATCACCATTTTGTAATCCATGAGTAGTTGTAAGTGCAGCAGCAACTTTTGTAGTAATAGTTGATGTAAGTCTATCAATATCACCTGTTATTTGTGTGTAGTTGGATGTGAGTAGATATAAGTTAGATGAAATACCACTTTGAGATCCAGTACCACGAAGATATAACCCTTCACTAGTACTACCAATACCTACTGCAGTAGTTACAATACCAATATAATCTTCCCCTTTATCAACAATATAAACATCATCAACCGAAGTAGTTGTGTTTGGTATTTGGAACTGATTTCCTACTGGACTATTTGAAACATTTAAAGGATTTGCTCCAGGATTCATAGAGAAACTTACCCTTTGTCCTGCTTTAAATGGATGTTTTGGTAAGTAAATTGTTCTAGTTGGAATATAAACATCTTTTACAATTTCTCCATTATGATATTTTACATCAATTCCACCACCAGAAGTAGTTCCAACACCAACAGATTGAGGAGCATTAAAGTAAACTAAATCATTAACTTTAGATTCAAATTTTGGTGTATTAACAGGTATAGTAATTCTCTGATTTAATACATCAATATTGGATCCATATGTATGACCAATAGCAGTTGATCCACCATATCTCTGTACTCTTACAATTTTACCAATAGAATCAACATTAAGAATCTTAAGTAATTCATCACCTACCTTTAATGTTCCACCAATAGAAACTGTATTTGGAATATGATCTACGTAAATGTCGTTAATAACAGCAGAACCTGTTGCTACTGACATAGTTTTTGCTAGTCCTGTTTGCTCTGTCTTAACACCAACAGCAAATGAATCTGCTAAACGAACTATAGAAGTACTTAATCCAGATACTTTAACAGTATCCTTATCATTCATCTCTAAAAGTGTATAATTGGCAATAACTTCCTTACTATTCTTCCATGTAAGAACAGCATTTTGATATCTTGTTTGTGTTGTTTGAATAGTAGAAACAGCAATACCAACAATTTCATCAACTTGTGCTCTTAAACCAGAACCATTAGTTCCACTATCATCAAATACTGTGAAATCACCAATTTGATAATTATCTCCACCATCTAAAACAGTAACATTATCAATATTACCCATAGTGACAGATTCAATAGTTGAAAATTGTCTTATTCTTTCACTAGATTCAATTATAAAATCATTATCTGCATGTTCATCACCAACTTTATATGGTAAAGTATTTCTTAAAAGATTTGAATTATTAAAATCAAACTCTTGAGTTAGAGTTATATTTTCTTCTAAAACAGGAGATTTATAAGTATTTCCTACAAAATATGGATATTTTGGTTCTAATTCACCACCAGATCCAATTTCAACAGCAGCAAAATATGCATATACTCCATTTGGAAACTCTGGAGTCTTACAGAATCTACCATTATGAGTATCTAAATCACCACTACCATCAAAAATATAATCCTCAATAAAGAATCCATCACTAAAACCAACAGGTCTATTTGTAATCTTGCTTGAATCCTTAACATAACCAGGTTGAAGTATCTTTAATGGAGAGTTAATATCATCTGGATCTGTATATCCAAAAGGACCATATATTGGATTACCATCATATGACCATCCAATGATTGGAGAATGTCCATTTATTTCATTAAAATCACCATTTGCATCAACAGTAAAAGGTTCTTTGAATATTGAAGCCAATTCTTGATTATATCCAAGAATACTAAGACCTAATGAATCAGTACCTTCTGGTGCTAAATGATATCTTCCCAATCTTTCAGTATTATTAACAGTTAATTTTCTAACTCTTGGTTCAAACAATGCACCATGTCCTCTGGCATCTGCATAAACATTAGTTGAATTTGCATCAGTATATCCAATTCCAGAATTTATAACAATAATATCAGTAAGTTGACCATTACTTATTACTGGTCTGAATAATGCACCATTACCCGATCCAACCACATTAATTTCAGGTATAGAATAATATTCTTTACCCTTATTCATTACAACAACATCAACTATCTTTCCATCAACTACAATTGGTTTTAATTCTGCTTCTTTACCATTTTTAACTATTATTGCTGGATTCTTATGATGATTTAATATAGTTGACCCATATTCACTTCCTTCTTCATATAAGTAAGCATCAATTACTTCACCTGTAACAATAGGTGTAAAATTAAATGTACCAGTAACAGTAGATCCATAAGATACTTCTGCTTTAACTTGAATATCTGGATACTTAAAGGTTTGATATCCAGTACCTGTAGTTGTTAAACCAACAACTTTCTTTCTATTATAATCTATTCTTGATGTACCACCAATTCCAGCATCTGCTAATCTGAATGAATTATTATCAACCTTCATAATATAATAAGACTTTGAAGTACTCAATCCTTCTATTGCCTTTGGTTCACTAGTTCCAACACCAATAGTTGGAGCATATTCAATCAAATCTCCACTATTAAATCCATGATTAACAAAATTAATTGTATTATATGCTGTTGATATTCCAGATGGTCTTACATTTAATTTTCTATTCTGATAACCAGAACCAGAATTTAATACTCTTATAGTTTTTAAAGTGTTTTTAGAAGTTGTTCTAAATTTATGAATACCACTTGCATTTGTATCTGTAGATAAACCAATAGTATTAATTCCAGATAAAGCGTCATTTTCAGATGGATATAATTGAATTGTTTGATCATTAACTATACCAACATGATATGGTGCACCATTTGCTAATGTTCCTGTAATAGTATTTCCAGGATCTTTATATACCCCAATACCCATTCTATCATTACCATTACTACTATAGAAAACTTTCTCACCTTCTGCCAAATTATGACTTGTAGTAAATGTAATAGTTTCGTCTGCAATGGAAACACCACCAGCAAAGAAAATATCCCTACTATCAAATTCTAATTCCCTAAATCTTGGACCCATAACTGGTTCAAGAATACAACCAGTACCATTACCACCAGTTAATGTTAATGTTTTAACTTTATCAATATCAAAATCTTGAGGATCTACTAATACTTCCTTAACAGTTCCCTCTAAAACAGGTTGAATAAGAGCAGTAGTGCCATATCCAGTTATTGCACCTGTTGAAGAACTTCTAATAATACTATCATCAACTACTACTTGAGGTGGATTAACAACATCATATCCTTTTCCACCATTAAACATGTCAATGGATGTTATTGGTCCAAAGAAAATATTATCATCAGGTATTTGAGATCTTATTTCTACACCATCAATCAAAATACCTAGATCATTAACTGGAGTCTGCCCCTTTCCAGTAACAAAATGATTTTGTGATAATGGGATCTTCCTTAATATTCTATTATCTCTTAAAGTTCTATTATAATGATTTAATAAAGTAAATGTATGACTACCTGGTGCTGTTCCAAATTGAACGTGATTTGTTATTCCAGATACTGAATTAATAGTACCAATTTGTCCAATTGATTGATATAATTTAATTTTAAACTTTCTAGATGATGGTGTTGCTTTATCAATGGTATCAACATAATATGTTTGTCCTGAAACCAATCCAGGCATAGGTTGAGTTGCTATACCACAAGTATAAACAACTGGATCACCTTGAATAAACTTAATATCTCCACTTCCAGGAAAACCAATTTCACTATAAAGATTATTTGTACCTTGATTATATAAATTAGTTGAATCTGCAACAGGAATAGATTCCTTTAATGTTGCTGCTGAAATATTGTAACTAGGTAGAGAGTTTGAAGCAACATAACCATCTGTCTCACCGTCAGTATATACATTCAAAACATCAGAAATAATATTATCATTACCTAAAGAAATTGATACACCAGAACTTGATGCCTTCTTAAGAACTCTTCTAATATCATAATATTGACCAACAACTGGAGTCCAACCACCTAAATTTGCAAGAGTTATTTGACCAAGATTTTTGTCAATATTACTTACAGTACCTACTATCTCTACATCATGAGATCCTCTTTTTACAACAGCAAATCTATCATCAAGTCTTAAACTAGACCTATCAATAGAACTCTCTATACTAAATGTTGAACCATTTATTTCACTAACTTCATATTTTGAACTAGTATTATAAATCCAAGAATTTGCAAATATCTCTTTATATGTTTGATTTACACCAGGATTTTCTATTTTTTCTCCAATATTTCTAACATATACCCTCTCACCCTCTTTTACAAGTGAAATATCTGATACTGGCAAGAATTTTGAAAGAACTCCAGTAATTCTTAATTCAACTTTTTTATTTAAATCACCATCAGCATAACCAAATACTACTTCATTTGATCTAAGATTATCTGCAGTACCAATACCAGATGCAACACCACTACATCCAAAGAATTGATTTACACTCTTTGAAGTATATGAAATAACATTTTCACCACTTACTACTGTTCCAGTCTTACCAAAACCAATAGTAGAATCTACATCAATAATTGATGATCCAACTGAAACTGGTTCAATAACCTTTGTATTACCTGGAACAGTAAAAGTACCTTCGATTAAATCTCTATCACTATATCCTACAAATAATGATAACTTAAAGTAAGTTTTACCTTCTCTTGTTATTGGTTCTACTTCAGATACTGAAGCATTAGTTCTAAGATCAGTAGACTTAAAGATTGTTTGACCAACCAATTTAGTTGGATCACCAGTACCTATACGATCAGCAATAACAATTTCTCTACGAATAAATTCGGCATCAGATGGTTTTATTAAATTATCTTCAAGATCTAAAACTTTAGCTTCAACACCATATAGAACTTTCATCAAAATTCTAATAGATTCTTCTATACCCTTTGATTGATAGAATGATCTAGCAAATTTAACAAAATTACCAACATCAAGTTTATCAGTAAACTTATTATTTTCTAATCCAGGTAAGAATGTTCTTTTTAATTTCTTATAAAACTCTTGTAAAAATAGTACACTAAGGTTAGTGACTGATGTTCCATTAACATGAGCAGCAGCAACAGTATCCTCAAATACTAAATTTTCTTTATTAACATCATTTAATGATGATGTAATACCAACATTATATCCAGTTACACCACTAAATCCACGAACACAACCAGTAAATGTATTAGTTGTTATTCCAGTATATGTAATAATCTCATCACCAATTTTTAATAAACCATATTCAGAAGGAAAACCTTTTGTTGAAGGAACACTGATAGTAGTATCTGATGATGAAACTGCAGATGTTATAGTTGTAACACCAACAACAACTTCGGGAACTAAATTATCAACTTTAATGTATTGATCAAGGTTGCTAATTAGATCGTTTGGACCTCCTTGATATTCTTGAGAAATATAATATTGTTTGAATAACTCTACTGCATTAGGAAAATCAGCTACCAGATAATCGGGTAACTGATTCTCAATAATTTTATTGACTTGTATTCTTTTATCAATTTGCGACATATTTTATTTCCTCTCTAATATCCCATTTGAGTAACTTGATGTGTAGTAATCTCTTGTAAATACAACTCCTGATACATCTTCACCTGAAGCAATTACGTCCTTAACCATATTTATCGTACTATTTGAAACGTTAAAACTGAGATACAAATCCTTTAATCCAACAACATCATTTGAATCTGGAAATGCTTGTATCTCAATTAAGTTATTATCAGCAACAGTAGAAGTGATATTAACAGTATTGATCAATATTTCACCTTTCTTATAATCTACTGTTCCAATGTCTTTAACAATAACTTTCTTTTCATTCTTTTCATTAACACTAATAACAGTTAATGTTCCCATATTACTTCCATCTAAATCACCATTCATATCTTTATTTGGAATATCCGTAAAGTAAACGGTTTTAGATGATCCAGCAACAGTAAAACCTGTACTCTTAATGTTCATTCCTGCAGAATTAACATGGAATCTATTACCAAAACATAATTCATATTGAGCAAATTGATTTGTTAATGCTTTTAAATCTCTTCTAATCCTAACTTTAGTGATGTTAGATGTAATTGCATTATCAACTCTGTCAATTAATTGATTCATTTTACTATATTTGAATCTACCACCAAACTTATTAATCTCAACATTATTAGCATATTGATTTAATGCATCAATAATAGTTGTTCTTAGTGTAGATGGATCGGCAATTTGAGATGTATTATAATAAACAGTTGAATCAATCTCAACATAAAGAATTTTAAGATCTACAATCTGGGAATTTATACCAGCAATTGCATAACTCTTTAGCTTATTCTTAATTTGTTGTTTGTCAAAATCAGAAACATATGTTCCATTTTTTGGTTTAATACTAATCTGCACTCTACCAAATTGTGGTGGATCCAATTCTTCACCACCAACAACAGCAACAGATTCAGTTTTTGGGTAGATCGTTTGTATTATTGCCTCATAATCCCTTGGTGTAACCGCCCTATACTGTGCTGAATAGATTCTAGGAGCAAAATACTTAATAGATGATAAATCTTCTACTTCAGCACCATTAGAGGAGGACTGAACTGTAGTAACAGTAACATTATCATTTGGTTGTATAAGTGCACCCACTTGATTTGAGAACGTTCCTTGGAAACTAAACTCTGAAGCACCGTTACCAGTTTCACCATCAGTAACAATATACCTAGCAGTAATAGTTTGATTATTCTCTAACTTCCTACCAAATAAACCATCACCAAACATAAGTTCATATTTTTCATCTTGAACTTCTTGCATTAAATATATTTCCGATTTCTTATCAATATTCAAAATATTATCAACTGCAGAATATTTTCTACCAATTCCACTATCATTAATACCCTTAACATATGCTCTAATGGTAGAGCTATCAATATTTGGAGTATCTAAAATAAATCTTTGATCTATAGAAGTATCTACAAGGAATATTCTTGATAATAATGTTCCTTCATGAAGTGAAATATTATCATCAAATTGAGCATATCTTTTTCCATTAATAGTAACCATCCTAGTAGAGGTTATATCTTCAGGAATAGAAAATCTATATGTTGAATTATTTGCATTACCTACACATACAAGACCTGCTCTTAAAGTAATAAAAGGAATTTGTGGATCTGCTAAATTATCACTTATTTCAATATCACCCAATTTAATTATTGCAACTGCAGCAGTCTTTGAACGAGGTACATATCCAATATTTCTTGCCAATGATACAACATTCTCTCTTATAGTTGCAGAATCCAAGAAAGATTCGTTGGCAACCAAGTTAGCATTAAATGCATTAATATATGTGTTATACGCTAAAGTATCAATTAAAACAGAAAAGTTAGAACCTTCAAAATCAAAATCAGTGAAATTTGAGTTTGCTCGAAGATAATCTTTAATTTGAGCCTTGATCTGATCAAAATCTAGACTTGTAAACTGTGTGAAAGGCATATTACTACCTGGTTGGTTCTAATAAGAAGTTAAACGATTGTGTAGGAACATCTAATCCAACAATATCAAAAAATACTGTAACTTCAAAACTATTTACATCTGGTTGAGCATTAACTTGAATTTGTAAATTATCTACTCTTGGTTCAAAAGTTTCTACCGTTTCTCTAATTTGATCTTCGATAACCATATCAAGATCAGGTTCAAAATTTTCAAATAAACTTTTACGAATATCCGTTCCCAAATAAGGATTAAAAAATCTTTCTGTTGGTATAGTTTCAACTAAATTGCGAACAGATCTGACAATTGCTCTTTCATTACTCAAGACAGCAAGATCATTTGTGACTGGATGAGGCACAAATGATAAACTAATGTCTTTAAATCCTCTAGATAAGCGTTTTGTTGACACGAATAGGTATTTGTTATATTATTTCCTTTGTTTATTTATCAACCTTCTTAACAATTGCATTAAAAAACCCCCTGTCGGGGGTTTTATTGTTATCTACCTTGTCCTCGGTATCTCTTTTTTGCCTTATTACGTGAACTAGCAGAATACTTTGTATGCTTTCCTCTACCCTGTTTTGTTTTCTTTGGTATTGCTTCTATGTAATCAGCAGTACCTAATGCACCTGCTTTAACTTTGGCCATTAATTCCCTCCTTTAGAAATTGATTGATAGTTGATTTGTTAATTTTATGTGAGTTTAATGCTTTATCATCTATTAAAACATCATAATGAGTTTTACCCATAATCAACTCATTAAATTTAACACCCCAGAAATTTAATTGATCTATAGTAGCATTATACAGGAATTCGTGAATTAAATCAACATCCCCTTTAAATTGAGACATTCCTCTTGCAGTATAGATTTTAATATAATTCTCTTCATATAGAGAGTTTACCAAATCAACTGCTTCTTGATATGGCATACAGTAATTATATTTGTCAACACCAAGATGCTCATATCCTTCTGGACGATAACAAATCACATCATCCAAATCAAATGCAATAATTTTTTGTTTGCTCATGTAACAACTTTAACTGGGATTTAATTCTTTTCTTGATTATTCTATCAGAGTCTGGGAATTGTGACTTAATTTCATTAATAAAGTCTTGGTTAGATAACACATAATGACAAGAAGTCATTATTAATTGATCTTTTGATATTCTACTAATGTTTGAAATCCACTTTTTCCACTTACCTGAATTATAACATATTTCATATAACCTATCAAATAGATGATTATCATTTCTACATTGCTCCAAATAGTATTCTGATTCTATTTGACCAAACTCTGGTGCAATATTGATAGCATCCAATCCACTTTCAAACCTTACTTCAACATCAAATGAGTCTATTAGATAATCACCATTATGTTCTTTACTCATTAAACCATACTTTTTAACAACTTTAATAAATTTCTTTAATCTTCTTTTATTAAAGTTACCAGTATTAGTTCTAGTTGATAAATCTAAACCAGTACCAGACTGTACAACTGCATATTTTATCTTATCAAATTGTTCTTTAGGTAAAGAATTGTAGAGGTGATTAAGAAATTTATCCAAATCTTCTGGTTGATACTTAAATATTGCCTCTTCAGTACCAACTTCATACATTATATCCTGATTCTTATTCCATATCTTCTTAATCATATTATCAGTAATTGCTGCAGCAGATAAAATATCAGTTGCAACTCTAAATGGATCAATATGAATTAAATCAAAGTGTTGAGCATCATTGTAAAAAGACTCCATTCCGTCGTCTTCAACCTGTCCTTGCTTCTCACCACCATGATCTCTACAAATAAGTACTGATGGATTCTTATCTTTAACGTATTTGGTGAATGATGAAGTGTTCCAATCATTCACATACCCACTAGAGAAGTCAATTTGCCTTCTAGAAGGTATAAAACCAATAGAATGCTTATGATCGATAATACAATCAACCACATTTTTACTCATTGGACCAATATAATACTTCGGAAATCTCATTTATTAAGACTTAAGAATAGATTATACTTCCCAAAGTAGTATAAGAACATATCAAGTGGGTATTCATGCAATGGAGACATGTTAATCCATATAATAGCAGTTAATATTTCAATGTTCTTGAAGTCTATTCCCCAGTATACTTGACAGAAATCATGCAAAACCTCCTTACAATCTAAAAATGACTTCTTAACGAACACATCACAACTAATGGTGTCGGAAGTATTGATTGAATATAGTTCTTCTGCCAAGACTTGATGATTTAATATCAAATTATGGTTTAATTTTGCAAGGTCATATCTCATATCACCTGCATCAATACTTCCATTGAAGTCTTGTCGCCAATCAATGAGTGTAAATTCATCATCTTTAAGTAAAATGTTGTCTAGAATGAAATCTCCATGAAATCCAGTAGGTTCTTCACCCATAATTTCATTAAAATTTACCAATTCAAGCATAGAATTGATAGGAGGAACCTTAATTCCATTAATATCATCAGTCTTATCGATGAGATTGTACTTATCGAGGAATTTATCCACTCTTAAAATTGTCTTGTCCCTATAAAAGGACATTGCGTTATTTTTAAATGATGAATCTTGCTTGTTTTTCCATAGATGATCGGTTGCCCAGTTCAATAAATGCCTAAAATCTTCTAAATTGATACCATCAGCAAGTAAATGACCCTCAACATACTTGTATTTGTAGAAATTTTCTGAACTTTCTACTATTGGAGGTACTAAATGCTTTAAATTTTGGGTTCTTGAGATTCTGTCGGAGCAAATCTTCTTATTTTCAAAGAATTTGATCACATGATTGTTTACAATAAAGATATTTTCATTATCCTTATCCAATACATTGATCGTTCCCTTCAAGACTGCACGTGTTTTCTTTAAAGAATCCACATTGCCCATATCATACCACTCATCAGTAGTAAAAACTCTAAAGTTATCCATCTTACGGATGATATGACAATCACTTAAATCACTAGTTTTAACTGTATTGAGTATATTCCTACAATTTCGCCAGAATACTTGGTAATCCTTGATACCAGATACACCAACATACACATAATCAAAGTTCTGTTCACCCTTTTCATTGATTGAAACGATCCAACCATTGACACAGTTGATTGTTCTATATGCCTGACTATTATCGCCTACACCACCGATAGACCAGTTCGTAGTAAAATCTACCTTATCAGTATAATCACTACCTAGAATGGTATCACAGGCATGAAAGATGAAGGGACACTGTAGTTCCTCTTCACAATGAGAGATAGAATAGAGTAAACTACTCCCTTCTCCCATATAATTGTCTACTTCTACAAATTTAATTGCACGTTCAGGATGTGCAATCGTTAGATATTGCTTTACATGTGAACCATAGTGCCCCAGAGTTACAACAAACTCTACATCTGGGGGATATGATTCAATAATATGAGAAATTGCTGGTTTGTCACCAATACGAACCAGACTCTTATTTGTGAACTTGGTTAGATTACCTAATCTAGAACCCAATCCACTGGTGGTTAATAATACCTTATACTCTGCCATACTTGTCTTCTAACCTCACAATATCATCCTCACCAAAGTAAGTACCTAATTGTACTTCAATAAACTCTACATCATCTTCACCTACATTAATCGGTTGATGCTTTGATAATCTTGGTATTTGTACAGTATCACCTGCCCCATACATTTTATAAACATCATTTAAACGTACTTTTAATGTACCCTGTGTGATGATCCATACCTCTCTACGTTTATGATGATACTGATAACTTGGTGATTCACCAGGTTTGATTACAATCTTCTTTACCTTTGTATGCTCATCATCAATGAGATTCGTATAGGAACCCCAAGGTTTAGTTACTGTTTCCATCTTTTAAGTACTTGCACATTGTGAATATAGTTTGACCCAAGTTTGAATTGGTAGTAAAGGTATCATGATCATAGTCCTGCATATAGGAAACTGGCACACCATTGTCATTTAACTTATGATTAATGGCATGAGTAATACCACCACTACCCTGAAGGTCGTTAACACTCTTTACGAAACCGTCCGTTAATCCAATAGGATAGACGAAAAGGTTATCATCGCAATTCCCCGAATCATGCTTTATTGGTATATTAAAACTCTTCGGATCAATATTAATCTCATCAAACCTTTTTAACCACCGTAGATCAGGACGAGTGATAATTACGAGATCATAGTTCTTTTGCTGATCCTTTACGATTCGAGCGAGGTTTTCGTGGTGAGCGAGTTGGGCGTTCCATGTCGAGGCATTGCGGTATTCTTCACCAAGATAACCATAATACGTCATATTCACGACGTTATTATACAACCAATCAATTTCAGGAGAACCTTCATAGGTACTCATAAAGAAATCAATCTCATCGAAACACTTCCAAAACATATTAGAGTGATTCTCAATCGTTTCCTTTACGAGCTCCAGCGGTGAATTAAAGGTTCCCTTATAAGCAATTGCTACTTTCATTCCACCATCTCATAAGTGATCTCATCAGGATGCGGAGTTCCTGTCTGATAAAACTCCACTGCTAAATCCTCCATCATATTAAAGTACTCCATCTCTGAAAGATCTTCAAAGATGACTTTGTTATTACGGAGGATGTTATACCTACTGTTCATTGTATAGTATGCTAGCTATTCTATATAACCCTTGTTTTCTCGTGACCAACTCTGACACGTGGATCGCACCATATTTCAAAGCCTGCTTCTTTAGCATCCAAGCAGAATGATACATCTTCTCCACACATATCCTGAACCTCACCTGATTCAAAGACCTGCATCTTTGGAGCAAACCAAGGATAAGGTAAACCTTCATGTTCAAATACACCATGCTTGATTAATAACCAACCAAACCCAGTATAATCAACTGTAAATGGTTTCTTACGCTTACCAATACTCTCACCAGTTTCATGATTCATGACTCCACCATTCGTTCTGAAATCATCTTCATCTAACCAATGTGCAACAGAAGTAGTACTTCCATCCTCTGTCATATACCAACCAGCAGCAAGATCTTTATCCATAAGAACTAATTGCCAGAACTTTTCACTATTGAATACTATATCAGAATCAATCCATAATTGATAATCATACTTTAACTTACCATCCCAAGGTTTCTGATTAGGTCCTCTTAAAACATTTGCACCCAGACACTTGCAGCGTGCGAAGTTAACCATTGAGGAATAATCTTGACTGATTTGGATGGATGCACCCGTTTGGACAAGATCAAAGCATAACTGTACAAAACTTTTCAAGAACTGATATGAAACACCACGACCAGGTAAACAGAATACAACTGTCTTACCTTTCATCATCTCCCTTGCTTTATCGAAATCCCATTCAGGTTCTTTCTTAACGACAGGAGATTTTGCTTTTACTGTAAATCCTTTTGCCATAACGTTATGTAATTACATCAATATTATACATCAATCTACTTATAACGTCAATAAGATGCTTCGATATATTGTTCATTAGGGATATCCGTAATCTCTGTATATGTTATCTCTTCCTTATAGTATGATCTGTATAACCTTCCCCATATAACTTCAAACTCTTCTTCATCCAAATCCTTAAACAAACAACGATCATTTAAGTATATGTGAAAGGTACTCATTCTGCTTCTCTAATAAAAATATCGTCTGAATCTTGTAACCACTCTAATTCTGTTCCTTCATACCATCCCATATCATTTAACAACCACTCTGGTATTGTTAATGTATATTCATTTGTTACTGGATCAATCTCTATGGGGCGAATATTTTGCTCGGAATTTTTTCGCATTACAAGTCTTCTCTTCTCGCATTATATAGTAATTGCGAATCTTTTGCAACTGCGACCCTGTGAGGATTTTTATACAGCGAAAAAAAATTTGATATTGGATGTGATATTGTTCTCGCTTCCGTAACACTTTGTAGGTTAGGGTAGTTAGGCGTTTTTAACGCCACGGGGGGGCGGCAACCCCCAACGGGGGCAACTGCCGATACACGCACCCACTGTGCCAGTTAGGTCGCTGACCCCTGTCTGACCATTGCTCTGCGGTCTGACCTATACTGTGCTTTTGCCCTTGCGATCACACCGTCAAGGTCTTTGACCATGCACTTACCCAAACCCCGTGCCTTTGTGAAGGTCATGCCACCGCCTGATGATGCTCTCAGAACGTGCCCCTTAACATTGGTGTCGGTTGCTCTTACTGTTCCGATTGCCTTTGCCATAGAGTTGCTTTGTTTGGTATACACTTATTATAAGGGGATAAAGGAACGAATAGGGGAAGCGTGTGCCACTTCCCCAACTGGTCTAATAGTTGCTATTAAACACGTAACCCGACTCAGTGATAGTGTAGTCGTATGATAGAGCATAGTCCCAGGTCGCCTCCCAGTCCACTTGGACCCATGTTGGATAGTCTCTTGTATCATAGCAGTCGGAGACGATGCTCTCGGCAAAATCTGCTCCGCTGTAGTATTCGCCTTGATACATCTCAGGGGCGTGTTCAATCATGTCCATGCCGAAGTCCTCCAGAAATTCCTCTACAATGCTCTCAGAGAGTTCTTCGACTGCGGTTTTGTAATCCTGCAAAAACATTAGATTGTGAACCCCGTGGGTGTCTGCAAACTCTTCGACCTCATCTCTAATAGTGTCGCCTTCTAACAGTTGGTCGGCAATAGTGCGAATGTCTGTAATGTAGTCAGTCGCATGGTCGCCAAGGTCATTGACCAAGTCGATTAACCAATTTACGTTATTGATCCAAGGAGTCTGCCAGTTGGTTGAGAGTGAAGTCATTTTGAAATGCCTGTTTGTTGTCTTTAGTATAATGGAAAAGGGGCAGTTGCCTACCCCTGAAATGTTAAGAAAATCAGTCTTTGTCGCTGATGTTCCAATGTCCTGTAGGGTGACTTCTGAAAGTGAAGTCGTCCTCTGCAAGTTTTGTCAATGCTGCCATGACTGCTTTATCCTTTTTTGCTGCTTCATTCATAAGAACAGCACCGCCAAAGGCAGGAGTTAAGTCTTTGTTGAACATGGTGTTTTTGTTTTCCATACCTTTATCTTAGCAAGTGGTCTGCATAATGGGGTGCCAGTTGTGCCAGTTTAATAAGTGTCACAGGGTCGGATGATTTCTGTCGCTGCTGCATTATAATAAGAGTAACAAACAAAGAGAGGAGCAGGGTCGCTCTGATGACAAAAATGTTCGCCACCCAGGGTGTCGTCTTTTTTTTATAAAAGACAAAAAAAAGAGAGTCTTATGACTCTCTTATGTAAAATGCATTTTCCCAACATTGCGTCTCATGTAGGTCATTTAATGTTGAGATACAGTTGTTAACCATGCGTCGGATGACCTGCCTGGTAGGCGTTGAGGCATAGTCCTCAGTGAATGGTGCATACTCTTTAATGATCCGATTGACGCATATGCTGACGTCGCTGGTTCCGATTTCTTCAACATCAGTGAACATAAAGTCAACATTGTCGGAGATGATTTCAAAAAGCATGATTGTTTTTGTTGCTACGTTTATTATAATGGAAGGGAGGCATTTTTCAACCTCCCAAATCTTAAGAAAATCAAACGATATGATTTTCTACTAATTCCATGATGTCACCGTAGTCCAATTCAATGTCTCCAGTGATGTCATTACGCACACAGGCGTAACCAAATTCAACCGATAGGTCATAGCATAGATCGGTTGCTCTATCCAAATCAGTTGTGAATTCCTGATTCTCTGGTGCTGCTGGAACTTCGATTGTGTAACCCATTTTGAAATGATGTTTTGTTGATGTACTTATTATAAGAAAGAAAGGGAGGAATTAAACCTCCCTTGTGCCACTTTGATTATTGGCACATGGATAGAAATTTATCCATTGCTTGCTGCTTTGCTATTTTAACAGCATCCATGAAAAAAGGTGAGTCGCCTTTTATGCCTATTTCCTCAAGTGCCTCCTCGTAAAGGTTCTCAAGAATTTCGGTGTTAACTGGGTGGGACATGGTTAAAAATCGGTGAGGGCGTTTCTTCGCCTGATTACTTTTATCTTAGTAGGTTTGTCTTCCTTTGTAAACCTATGTTGTGACACTTTAGAAACTGTCACATGACCATCAAAATAATGGCAGACCTCATTGTAGAGTGAAGAGTGATGCTCTTGCATTAAAAGTCCTGAGATGATTTTAACCAACTGTCAAAGGGTTTGTCCTGATCTTCGTCCTCTTGGATTCCCTCATTGATAAGAGCATCAAGAGCAGAGTCAGCGTCAAATAGAAAGTCGTCCATGTCTGTGAATGTTGAACTTGTAAAGAATTATAAAAGGGGCAACCCAATTTGGCAGTTTGGGATTAAATCCTATCGGATCGCCTTGCCCCTTATGTGTTTATTATAGGGTAGGGGATAGAGTTGTCTACCCCCTTGTGTGCCAGTTTCTAAAGTGGCACATTTGCCATTGACTCGGCAACAACAAGTGAATCAAAATATTCCTGGGGTTGCTCTTTGGCAAGGACTCCCCCTAACCACTTGTTAATATGCCTTGAAGTGGTTACGCTCCACTTTTTAGAGGTCTTGTAATACCCGTTCATGGTCAGACACGCCACGGGTGTCCGATAACTGAAGAAGACTGAGTCTCCATTCTTAAGGTTGATTTGAGTTTGATTAGAACCGAGTGGAATTAATTCCATGTTTGAAACCTTTGGGTGAATGATTTAATATTAAAATGGGAAGGGGTATTTTTCAACCCCTAGTGTGCCAGTATCTAAACTGTCACATAATCGGGTAATCCCCAACCCCCTACTCCTGCCTCCTTTCTATACATGAGGCGTTGATATATTTTGATAATTTCATTAAACTCTAGGATGCCTAAATCATCCCCTTGCCACTCTTCGAGGTAATCAATATTTGCTGCATCAGGTGTTCCATCTATGAAAGTAGGGCAACTGCAAAAATCTCCATCAGGTGAGATCCAGAAATGCCTTCCTAATTGCTCTGATTGAATCATTTGAATGATTTGTTTGGTATGCCCTATTATTGCCCATATTTCCAGACTATGCCATACCCAGTGTGCCAGTTCATAAAGTGGCACAAGGTCGGTAGATTTCCGTGCTGGTTGGACTATAATATGGGTATAAGAGGAAAGGAGCAGTGATGTAACTGCTAGATCAATATTCGACACTCCCCCTGCGATGAAATAATAATAGTAATATAATGAAACAATTATTAATGCCTATGTGCCAGTCGTCAAACTGTCACAATGCCCGTTGATTTCTGATGCCGATCTGCTATAATAGGGACAGAATCGGAATTGGTATTGCTGTGCCAGTTCATAAAGTGTCATGCCCACCTATGTGACACCTTATGAACCTGCACATGATGTGACACATGTATGTGCGTCACATGCTATAATGTAGTGTATATGTGCATCATGCGTCTGTGCATCTAGGTGCCCACCTGTGCCACTTGTATATGTGTCACACATCTAGTTGCATTATGTGTATGAGTATATGATGCCTATCTCGAACATGAATCTCGAACGCAAATCTAGTTGAAGATCTAGTTGAAACTCATACTGATATTATAGCACGAAAATCTAGTTGTGTCAACACGAATAAACACGAAGATCTAGTAGAGATTATAACACGAAGATCTAGTTTAGAAAACACGAAGATCTCGAAGAGATTTTATGTGTGGATTCACGAAAAAATCGCCCCTGTGACTTGACAACACGAACGCCTCATGGTACGCTCGCAAAGGTTGCATAAGGTAGCACCATTTAAACACGAATAAGAACACTAAAAACACGAATATTTCCCCCTTTAACCCCTCAAAAGATACTCAAGGATACTACCCTTATAAAACACGAAGATATATTTATAAACATATTTAAAACCTTATTTTTCAGATAAACTGTAGTCGTTTATACAATTAGGCACTACAATAGTATATGAAGGACTCTTCTCCCAATGCCTTATGTTCCCTGCAATAATAAAGCAGTTCGTCACGACTAATTGTAGGAATATTATACTCCTCAAAGCACATATTATACCATCATATTTCTTCGTCTTTTCATCATTAAAACTACCCAGTGTATATGTCCATATCTTCCAGATTTCTTGCAGTCTCATAATACAATATTCACCCCTAATTGTCTCATTAAATCATTGCATATTTACTTATAGAAATATACAGCAGAAAACATCAGAACTACTATAATTATTAACTCTACTCTCAAGTAATTGATACTCATTGTGGGTCACTATATCTCCCTTCTTGACTCTTATACATGCTTATATTTTCGGGCGTTGCGTCCCTCGTAGTGTCTCTCCTATTCTTGATATATTCTAATTCATGCCAGTTCTCTCTATTACATAATAATAATGAATGAACCATCCTATGTCGCATAGGTCTCCCAGACGTGTAAATGCAAGTATCTTTTGGTCTAATACCTATCTCTATTGTAATATACTGACTAGTAGGGTTCCATCCATCCTTTACCCTTTTAGAATTATTGACTGGGTCACCTTTAAAGTAAACCCATCCTTCATGTACTTGTCCTAACTGATTAGTCCAACGTACATAATCATCGACTTCAGGTTCATACATTGATTCATTTAATATCAGGGATTGCTCTCAAGTCTCTAGGATTTACACCCTCATTGATTTGATTTTCTAACCACTTCCTTGCATCTTCTTTATTCAGTCTAATTGCTGTAGGATGAACAACTTCCCACCCCATTGTTCCTTGTTGTTCTACTCTCCAAAGTTTAGTTGCCATTGCGACGTCTCCGATGTTGTTTTAGTTCCTTTTCTAACTCAATCTTAATTGTAGTTAATGGATGTATTAGAGGTGATTCCTTTTGAATATAATCCTCTAAATGTGATACATGTTCTAATGCGAAAATGAGTTCAGTATGTCGATTCATTCTCATATTAGTTATGTGGATTATATAGTCCCAAATAATAAACAAATGCAATAACAGTAAGAACCATTGTTAGACCAATAAAATAAACCATTTTAATTCAAGTAAATTCAGCAATGTAATAATCAAGAGTTATTCCTAACTCTGTTGCCTTATGTAAGTAATAAGACTTTTGGTATTGACGATGTGCCTCACGTCTGATATAATTTAATTCCTCAACCTCTGCACGTTGCATGAAGTCTTGGAACAAACTTATAAAGTTGGCAATTTCATCATCAGTCACTTACCAACTCCACCATATCATAATATTCAGAACTATAAGCAGAATAGAATTTCTTCATAAACGTCTCACGATCTAATTGTTGATCCTCTGGAAGTTCCTGATGAATACCCCATACTTCTTCAGCAATAGGATGTCTCATTGCAGTAATAGCACTCATACATACATTTTCCTTATGATGAGTATCTTGAGAATGTTTAAAAAACTCATTCTCTGTAAGATCGTCCAAATGATTCTGTAATAGAATTTGAACCATCTTAAATTCTTCTTCTTTAAATGCGACATTTTTCATCAGAAATTCCCCCGAATAGAATAAACAATGAATCAATATATTTATGTAAATTATAGCAGATTATCCGTATCTTTGCAACCTTTCTTTAACCTCTCTCATTGCTGACTTTGCATACCCTGATGCAAAAGGATATGTTTTAGTATGGTCAGGATGATCGTCATAAGATGTTGCTCTACCACATACATCAATGGCATCATCTAATTGACGAATTACATCCTTATGCTGGTATGATGGGATCTCTACATGAATACTATTCTGTTCAGTCCTGTCCCATACCTCAATGTAATTGCGTAACCAATCCTTTTGGTATTCAGTTAATTCGACTTCACCATCGGATGTGGATGAATATAATATATCATCCGCACTGATAAATGGTAGATCATTCTTGTTGCAGAAGTCTTCTAATACTTCAGATAGGAAATTCATGTTGTCCATTTCGCTTAACCCTCCTCTTTGTAAGAAATTGCTGGAAACATTTCAAACATGATGTCTCTGACTCTCTCACGATCAAGTGAATCACCATAACCCCATGTCAATACAGTTGGATACTTTTCAATTTGTTTCCAATACTCATGGATAGCACACTCAATTTTAGTTTTGGTGCATCCATATACAGGATACAGACCATCAACTACATTATAGAATGAGTAGATGTAATCAATGAAATCTTCGATTGAACTGCACATGATGAACTCCTTTGGTGATGTACTTATTATAATAGATCCATATCCTTACGCACGTGTCGATGTGACGGTTCTTCAACTGGCACAATCTCAGTCATTTTGGATACCAACTCCATGACATCATGGGCATCCTGTTCCTCTTGTGGATTAAAGTCTAACCACATTTGTTCTAAACACCAAATGATTAGGTTTCTTTGATCTTCAGTAAAAACTTTATTCATTATTGTTCCCACCATAATGCGTTGAAGTGTGCAATGTTTAGATAATCATCACTATGAAGTCTGGGTATGTCATCAGGATCATCAGTTTCAAAGATAAACTCTTCGCAGAAATACTCTGCACTGATGCCACCCAATTCTTCACATGCCTGAATGATCTCATCACATTGTTCATCATCCATACCACATTCATCCATTAACCAATCAATGTCGGTCATGATTTGTTCAGAAATACTGTTCATGGGTTGTTCCCTTGTACTCTCTTATTATAGTGGTTATTAACCACCTACGGTGTCATCTGGGGACACTTCATCAAGTGTCATAGCATGTAACTTAACTCTTGATAATATGGTAAGAATAAGTTCACGATTAATTTGACCATCAATCGAACATGAACCATCAGAATTTATTTTGCCTAATTTCCTACAGACAGCATCACCTACCATCTCACCTAATAATATTTGTATCTTGGATTCTTCGTCTTTTCTTAAATAATCAATCACTTCAGGGACAAGTGCATCAGCAATTTGAACAATGCTGGTATTTGATAGTGACATCAGTTTTCAAGTGTAATGTTTGCATATCGGGCAGATTCCTCCACCTTCGCTTCAATCTCTTCATAGATGTGACTAAAATCCCATCCACGTTTAATATCATTAGCAATAAACTCAACTTGATCTTTAGACAGACCAAGTTGTAAATCTTCTATTGCCTCACTTAAATTAACTGTAAGTGTTATTGGTTCAATCATTTGACCTCCACTGACCATAGTGATTTATCTATATCATGCTTACAGTGTTGGCATTGTAGACCACACCAACTAAAGTGATAAACTTTAGTAATTGATTCACAACAAGGACACATAATGTGTTTACCCCACTTCCCTGCCCTTGCTCTAGGAGTGATAGGTTTGAATGATACTGTTTTAGTAATCATGGATTGTCCCTAACGAATTTCTTTACTTCTAATTCCTCCTGAAATTCTGTAATTTCCATTGAGTCTACTAATCTATCAACACACTCTGCATACGCTCCATTAGTGTCTACAATACACTTCTCAACATCAGATGCAGTTTTAATTCCCTCCCAGTCCATCTCTTCTTCACCATAATTGTTTACAATTAGATCCTCAATGTTATCTAATTGACTATGATTCAAATTTGAAACTAATTCATCAATGACTACCCTTAATTGGTCAGGGTAATCATCAATAATATCCATTAGGTTGTTACCAATTAGTTCCTGTCTGGTACGGATGTTCATTAGTCCTCATCAGGTAATAGAGTTTCTAATTTAGCAAGTAATCTACCTACTTGCCTATTAATGAGAGTAATGCCTTTACCATCATTAAGTGTATCTGCATAGACACTTAATCCCTCACTAATTAACTCATACTCATCAACTGTGAGTATTGGATTTGTTTTTAATAATTCAAGTTGCATAACAATGTCCTACATGTAGGAAGTAAGTGGATGTAAAGTGTTGGTAGTGCAATCTATTGAAAGAATACCAAAACCTAACTTATTTGTGATTTTATCACATAAATGATTTTCATTTTTAGCATACCATAAACCAATGGCATCGTGCTTGAGACTCTCATACTCTTCATAAGTCCATTCATCTTCGCTATTACCACCATCGGTAATATCAAATTCAATGTCCTTAACCAAGTACATTGTCTCTTTCATGGAAACCTCTTTAGGTGATGTACTTATTATAATGGTAGAATAACCACCATGCCATAGTGAGTGGACAGTTGTCTAACTGACACGTCCACTATAGCGTAAGAAATTCGCTCTGCTAAATTGCTCCCTATCTACTAACTTATATGTTCCATGCTTATTGGTCATCACATATCCCTCACCATCTATCTCTTCGTCAAGGTATGATATGAACCATGCGTTATGCTTACACATATAAAGTGCATCCTCTTTAATTGATTTAACCAACTGCCATAACCTTAATAGATTAATATCAACATTATGAACATCAGCAATAATTTCTAACTCATCATCCATAATTATTGGTCTACTACTCAATCTTATACATTGATTGATAGACTGTTTTATCTTATTTGCTTTATTTCTATCCACATATACTGGTAGTTTACCCATTTGTTTAGCAAACTTACAATTATCTCTAATTTCATTTGCAAAGTCACCCTGTGCATCACATTGAACAAATAAAACACCATCATAAGTACCATCTAACTCATAGGTTAATGGTCTTGCAACAGTATCAAGCAATGTATTCCCAACTACATCATAGGTTGTATGGGGTGCAATGATAATATTATGATCTATCTTATGTGGAAACAAGTAACCAATAGTATTAGGTTGATAGTAATCATCACCACCAAATCCTATAAAATCACCTTGATAAATGGTATGAGTTCTAGGTAGATTCTCAAAACAACTTATTAATATCTCTTGTAATTCCTCATTAGGATGATTTAATATAATATCATCAATCGACTCATTTATCTTTTTCCTTACCTTATTGAATACACTTTTAGTACCTACAAAGAAATTACCAGTTTCAGGGTTAGTTCCCCATACTATTGAAGGTGATCCATCAATTTTAAGTGATATTTTACTATCAGATTCAATAAACCAATCTAATACGGATAGGTCGCCTGTTAGGATAGAATCTTCAGGATGTTCGATGTGAAGTAATTGCATTTTAAAGAAGATGACGTGGTAGTGTATTGTTAAAGTAAGTATTATCTAACCAAACGCCCCATTTATCAAACGCATACTGATTATATAGTGTTTTTTCCTCTGAAAATGCCTCTATTTCATGCGGTTGTTTCAAATATTCTATTTCAGATATGTTATCACCCTTCCAATGAAACTTACCACTCTTCATCTTCAAGGTTCCCTTTACCCATTGACGTAAATGAACCAATTCATGCAATAGAGTTTGAATGTAAATTTTCTCATCCATATTGGATTGTAACTCTATCTCAAAGTCTCTAGGGTTATGTGAAGTGCCTATCCAATCACAATAACCAAGTGCATCCTCTCTTATCATGCCCCTATGATGAACAGTAACATCAAGATGATGACGTGGTAAGAATTTGTTTATAAACCAAGTGGTAACACTCTCACACCTGCGTTTAGAATAACCGTATCCACTATAATAGATACGACTCTTGTTCCCCAATGAAGTGTCCATAAGAATGATAGAATGAATAGTAGTTTTTCTTTACTGGTCATATTATACTTCATTTTCCTACCTTATGTGTAAGATGCAGCATCTTTTGTAGCATCATATGTTACATTCTCAAACAACTCATCATACAAATCCTCATCAAAGTTATCAATCTCCTCTTTTACCTCATCAAGTATTAAATTATCAAAGTAATCTGTCATACTTTCATGTGCATATTGTTCCAAAGATTTGTAATCCATACCATCAACAACTATCTGACAATATTGTGAGATAAGATCATACTTTTGTGATGGAGTTAAACTGGGTTTGATGATTGTTTTAGAGTCCATTTCAGAATTAGTTGGATTAGGGTTTGCTTTAATGTTCATGTTAACCACTTTTCATCAGTTGTTTCTAATAGTTTACCTACCTTATATTCATATCCTTCACAATACTCAACCTCCTCATAATGTTTGCAATGTTCAAAATCTTTTGCAATTCTCTTTGCTTCAGTTTTATTTTCTGCACCAACTGTTACTGAATAGTAAACAATTTTCTTTGCTTCAAATG